ACCCCCAAAGGTGGTATTGGTGACGACCTGCCAAACGACATCAAGGAATTCTTGAAGGAGTTGGCAGAAAGCTGCGTAGAGTTGGTTGCAAATGGCAAGGCAAGGGAAGCCTATGACTTGATCAAGAGCAATGCACTTGAAGCAGACCAAGAGGTGTGGCTGTCCAATCAAATGGATTCAGCCACAAGAAGCGCAATTAAAAAAGCGAAAACACTTTAAGAGAGAAACATGGAACAAAGAAAGTTCGACAACACCAACCGAGGCACTTTGGCTCGGAATGAAAAAAAAGAAAGTGACACCCATGCTGACTACAACGGTCAGATCAACGTGGAAGGCACTGAATACTGGCTGAATGGCTGGATCAAAGAAGGACCCAAAGGCAAGTTTTTGTCTTTGTCCATCAAACCCAAAGCCCCAGCAGCACGTCAAAGTTCGGAGCCAACCCGCAAAGGTGGCAAGACTGGCTTTGATGACTTCTCAGATGATGTCCCTTTTAATTAAAACGGGTCTATAATGGTTGTACTGCCATCAGCACAGGAGTACAGCATGATCCGTTTTGAGAAAGAGTGTTTTAAGTGCAAAACCGTCAAGCCATTGGAAGAGTTCTATAAGCACTCCATGATGGCTGACGGGCATCTAAACAAATGCAAGGCATGTGCGAAAGATGATTCCAACAAACATCGATCAGACAATTTGGAAAAAGTTCGAGCTTATGACAGAGAACGAGGAAAAAGGCCAGAACGAATTTCCGCTGGAGTTGAAATTAACCGCCTATGGAGAGCAGAAGATGCGAGAAGGATAAAAGCGCATAACGCTGTGTCTAGGGCCGTTAAAAAAGGAATCCTTATTCGACAGCCTTGCATTAGATGCGAATCGCCAAAAAGCGTGGCGCATCATGAAGACTACGACAAACCATTGGATGTGATGTGGCTTTGTACGCCATGCCACAAACAAAGGCACAAAGAAATCAATCAACTTTTAAAGAAGGAATAGCATGGATAACTCACGCATTTACATTGTTGGCCACGGCCATGAAACTCGCCTTGTTCGGGCTGGCCACCGTGCCCAAGCCATGAACCATGTGGCCAAAGCATTGATCACCGTCAAAGTGGCAACACAAAACGATCTGGTCGAAGCGTTGCAAAAAGGCATCAGCGTTGAAAGCGCCGTTGACTCAGAGCAATTAACCTTGGTAGAATAACCATCAGAGGGAAAGCGGATGCTGGCATCATGTACGCAAGGCAATTGCACCAGTGCAGCGAGTACCTCTACCTTTTCAAGAGACTTTTCAGGAGAACATCATGAGCGATTTTGATAAAACATTTTTTGGCGGCGAGGTGGGTAAGTTTTTCAAGTTGCCGATCTTCAATAGAGCAAGAAATTCAGACCCTCTAACGAGCCATCTTGCCGCAAATGAGACAAAAACCCCCGTTAAACACTTCCAAATCGTCCATCTAGCCCTTATTGAACATGGGCCTATGGGTAAGGATGGGATCGCCCAAAAGACTGGCCTAGACCCCAATGCGGTGGCCCGTAGACTGCCAGAGCTTCAGAAGATGGGACTGGTCACCCTGACAGGCAAGAACGTCAAATCCAAAGCAGACAGACTGGAGCGGGAATGGAAAGCTTGCTGAACATCGTATTGCTGACCTTCCTCCTTGCTGGAGCATTGGTCATGCTGATTTGCATTGTTGGCTTGATTGCCGCTGGTATTGAATTTTTTAAGGATTGATCATGAGCGTTTACAGCACATTCTGCGAGGTTTTTTACTCTGATGAGCTTGAGCTTGATCTTGACATTTGGTACGACATCACCGACTACGATCCCAGCGTGGGCGTAGACTACGAATTTGAGTGGGAAGCCTTGGATGAAAACGGCAAAGACCACCATGACGATCTGACTGGTGATGAAGAATATGCCATCGAACGACTTATCCGCAAGCACATCAAAGAACACATCAACTCATACGACGACTTTTGAGGTCGTCAGGACGTTCTATGGCCGACACAGGGCCCGTGGGGAGGTAAGGGTGGCCGAAGGTACTGCCTACAGGTGCAAAGCCTGTCTGGCAGTCCTCCTGACCACTCTACAGCGTGATCACCACCGCTGTCAGGCAAACACCTCAAGTGCCCTTTGAGTACGGGCAACACGGTCATCCAAACCATGTGTGCCGCCGTTAATCTTCTTGGTCACGGCCACAATGTCTGAGGCAATGTTGTTCAGGTGGTTTTTGTGCCAGAACCAGCCAGCAGACAGGGCTGCGTACATGGGGGTGCTGACCAGATCGGGCTCGGCTTCCAGATCAACGCCCAGGGCCTCACCGCAAGCACGGTAGTTGTCTCGGCCAGTCAACTGAATAAGCCCCCTGCCCCGAAAATTAAACCCGTCCCCAGACTCTTCATCCCCGTTGCCCATGCGGCTGGAGTAAACCTTGTTGGCAATGGCCTCAGGGTTGCGGTGGTAGGGCTGGGCATCCTCCAAGCTTGGGAAACGCTTTGGCCACACCTTGCACAGGCTCTCAGCTTTGTAATTCAAGTTTTCAACTAGAGCGGTGAACCCAGCACTCTCATGGGCACACTGGCCAAGGAAAGAAGCCTGTTGTTCAGGGGTTTCAATGCCAAATGTTTCAAATGTAGTGTTTATCGCATCGATCCAGTCATCGGCTTTGGAGGGTGGCATGCCTAAGGCGTTGGCCAGTTGTTCAGCGTTCATGGTTTTCCTTTCAGGGTTTGGTAGACGGTGTTGTAGGCATCGATACAGGCGTTGAGTTGCCTTGTGTTGGCATCTCCTTGGTCGGTGATGGCGACAAGAGATCGAGCAGTCGTTGGGTCAAGTTCGGCTCCTGCTTGAACGCTATCTCTGGCGGGAGCGGGGGTATCGTCGGTGGTTGATACGGGGCAGACGGGGGCTTTGACAGGAAGCCGCAGCTTGAGAGCGCCAGTGTCGATAGCAAGATTACGCTTTTGTAATAAAACTTTGGCTTCATTGTTGGCCTTTACGAGTTGGGTTGCTTGGGTGGTGACGGCAGTGACAAGGGCTTGCTCTTTCTGTCGGGCCTCGGCATTCAGTCGAGCGATCTCGATCTGCTGGCGCTGTTGCTCAGAATATTTTCCTTTTGAGTATCCACCTGCCGCCACGCCCAAAAAAGCCAAAAGAAGGGCAAGTAGCACCCACGGGTTGAACAAGCTCATTCTTTGGCTCCCTTGAAGGGTGGGTCGTCATCGTCGTCAACGGTCTTTGCCTTGGGTGGGCTGGGCTGCTTGTTCACCCAGTTTGGGGCTGGTGGTCGGCCAGTCCATGTGCTGGTGGGCTTGGGTGGTGGGTCGTTGTCGGTGGCTTCCGCAGTGGCAATAGCATTGGCGACAGCCTTAACCCCTGAACGACCTGCAACACCCCCCAGTACGCCTGTAATAAACACCATAATGGTAGAGATTTGTGCTGTGTATACCTTGTCAATTGGAGCCATGCCAGACATAGGCTGCGTGACATAAGTAACCGAATACAAAAACATGGCCATTGCGCCCAACAGAATCGTTACCAAAACGACAATGACAAACGCCCAGACACGGGCTTCAATTTCTTCTGGAGTCATACGGGAAGCCATTATTTTTTCTCCTGTTCGGGTTTGATGAGCATCTCAGGGCATGTGCCAGTCGCCGTGCAAATTGGCGGCTTGCACTCAGGGGCCTCCCAATTCTGGGGGTTTTGGCAGGGATAACGAAAACGGTCTTCGCACCCTGTCAAACACAAGGCGATTATGAGGATCAGGTTTTTTGTCACGCTCTTTCCTTTCTATCTCTCTTTCAATACGTTCTATTTTTTTTAAGATTCTCTCTGCATCTTTTTGCGTTTGCAAGATGTCGAGGTACAGCATGGCCCCCAAGGGCAGCATGAGCGCCACCAGCACCACGGCCATGATCCACCCGATAACACCCATCACATCGTCCCCTTCCTCTGGAAGAACAGGAAGAGAAGCCACAGGTATCCGATAAGGATCAGGGTTAGGACGCTTACCCCCACCCTTAATCTTGTTTGCGCCTCCCTTTGCTGTCGTTGCCATCGTCTTCGCTTTTCCCTAGATTCTTGCGCCAGCCTTGCCGCCTCCTGTTCGGCTCCAACAATCTCACGCATGTCCATGACCTTGCTGTACAGGGCCCCAAGCTCCTTGGGGGCGTTCCAGGTCATCGCCTCTCTTATTGTCACCACCAATTGTTCCATTTGATCTTGCGCCCTCACACGCTTGATGGCGGCTTCAAAGTGGTTTTGTGTGGGGTCGTAGACGGTGCGGGATTTCTCTTCTTCCTCCCTTATGTGCTGGGCAAGCTGCTCTTGAATGTGGAAGAACTTGATGAGGTTGTCCACCACCTCGTTGAG